CCCCGAGCCGATCAACGATGCCGACGACCCGGCGAGCTGGAGGCCGAATTGAGCGAATCCCGCGAGCTGGAGGCCTGGCTGGCCGGGATGCTGGCCAAGCTCGATGCGCCGGCCCGCCGAACGCTGGCGCGGGCCGTGGCGGTCGAGCTGCGCCGGCGCCAGGCCGCCCGCATCGCCGAGCAGCGCAACCCGGACGGAAGTCCCTACGTGCCGCGCAAGCCGCAGCTGCGACACCGGGCGGGGCGCATCCGCCGCGCCATGTTCACGCGCCTGCGGCTGGCGCGCTACATGAAGGCCGAGGCGGACGCGAATACGGCGGCCGTCACCTTCGCGGGCAACGCACTGCGCATCGCCACGGTCCACCAGTTCGGCCTGCGGGATCGCGTCAACAAAACCGGCCTGATCGCCCAGTACCCCGTGCGGGAACTGCTGGGCCTAGACGAAGCAGACATGCAACGTGTCGCAGACTTAGTTCTGACACATATAGCCACCTGATAACCATTACCTCATTACCGATACCGAAAAAAGAAACGCCCTGATTCGTTCATGGCGCACATCCAAGCTGAGATGCAATTTAACCGACACCATCAAAAAATTACAACAACCAAGAATTAAAAATACGCTCTAATCAAAAATCAAACCAGGAAACCCGTTCCTACTGACCTTTATTGGAGGACTTAGCATAGTATTTTTCCTCCCCGGCATATTCATGTACGCGCGCATCTTCTCATTTTTACGCGCCGTCACCAAAATTGTATATTGATCCTCAACCGCACCTTTTGCCTTCTTTCTGGCATCAATCATCTTAATTAACTCCCCATACTCAATGCAGCAAATCTCCCTATCCTTAACACAGATAAGCGCAATAAACGTTTTTTCATTCCCACTCGATATGGACGCCAAATCCCTTAGGTTATTTTTATTGAATCCAAACTGATATTCAGAATGACTCTCCGTCGGATTGTTCCCGTGCTTCAAATACACCGCAATTGCATCATTTATTCTGTACGCCATTGGAACAATCTTTTTCCCGATCTTCATGGAGTTGATTGCCGTGAAATTTTCGTGCTCAGCAATTTGAATAAGTGCCGCCCCGTGATACATGTGATCATCGTCAATTTTCATTTTCCCACCCTCATAACATAATAAAGGTTTAAAAATAACCGATAGCCACCCTCAAACAAATAGCCCACAATGGCCAGCAAAATTCTGCCCCAAAAAGCAAGAAAATCTGAATGAAGATTTTGCACAACAGAATTTAATTCATTCAAATTCAATCAAGACCAAGAGATCGCAAAGGTCAGCATCACTCTCCGCGGCATTAAGGTGGCTCGCACCTCAGATGTCATCTGTTGTTGTCACAAAAGCTTGCACAACAAGCGCTGCGTGACCAGCCCATGCGCGCACGGCACTCTGTACTCATGGACACCGCAGACCTCGCCCGCCTTCTCGAAAACCTCCTGCGCATCGGCACCGTCGCCGAAGTGCGCCACAGCGCGCCGCCGGCCGTGCGCGTGCGGTCCGGGGGCATTACCACCACCTGGCGCCCCTGGGCCGAGCGCCGCGCCGGCCAGACACGCACCTGGAACCCGCCGACCGTGGGCGAGCAGGTGCTGTTGTTCTGCCCGAGCGGCGACCCTTCCAACGCCGTCATCCTCTGCGGCATCCCGACCGCTGATAACGACGTCCCGAGCAACGACCCCAATCGGACCGTCACGCTGTACCCGGACGGTGCGCTGACCAGCTACGACCACGCCGCCGGCCTGCTGACCGTGCAGGGCGTTAAAACGGTGTTCCTGGAGGCCGCCGCGAACGTACTGGTGAAGGCCCCGGCCACCACCTTCGACGGCGATGTGACGGTCAAGGGCCGCTTCTCGTTCGAGAACGGCATGGCCGGCCAGGGTGGAGCGCACGGCAACCAGATCAGCGGCGACTTGGCGCACGCGGGCGGCACGTTGTCGTCCAACGGCGTCGTGTTGCATGACCATGACCACGGCAGCGTGCAGCGCGGCGGCGACTGGACGGAGGGCACGCGGTGACCGGCATGAACAGCAGCACCGGCCGCGCGCTGGCTGACCTGCCGCACCTGGCGCAGTCCATGGGCGACATCCTCACCACGCCGATTGGATCGCGCGTGATGCGGCGCGACTACGGTAGCCAAGTCCCCGACCTGATCGACCAGCCGCTGAACCCGGCAACCCGCCTGCGCACCATGTCCGCCGCCGTGTCGGCGCTGGTGCGCTGGGAACCGCGCATCCGCATTGCATCGGTGCGTTTCTGGATCGACGCGGACGGCAAGCCCGTGATCGACATCGAGGCGGACCGCGTAGACGGCCCGCGCCGTGAATCCCTGGGCACGCTGTCCGTGCCCCTTCGGAGCTGACCATGGCGACCATCGACCTGTCGCAGTTGCCGGCGCCGGCCGTGGTGGAAACGCTCGAATACGAGGCCATCCTGGCCGAGCGCAAAGCCGCCTTCGTGTCCCTGTACCCGGCCGACCAGCAGGACGCCGTGCGGGCCACGCTCGCCCTGGAATCCGAGCCGGTTACCAAGCTATTGCAGGAAAACGCCTACCGCGAGCTGGTGTGGCGCCAGCGCGTGAACGACGCGGCGCGCGCGGTGATGCTGGCCTTCGCCGAGGGTGAGGACCTGGAGCAGCTGGCGGCCAACTTCGACGTGCAGCGCCTGACCATCACGCCGGCCGACGACAGCACCGTACCGCCGACACCTGCGGTAATGGAGGGCGACGACTCCCTGCGCGAGCGCGCGCAAGAAGCGTTCGAAGGGCTGTCCGTGGCCGGCCCGGCCAAGGCCTACGAGTTCTTCGCGCGCTCGGCTGACGGCCGGGTGGCGGATGCGCGCGCGTTCAGTCCGGCCGGCGCCGAGGTGGTGGTCTCGGTGCTGTCGCACCTGGGCGATGGCACGGCCGACGAGAGCCTGCTGGCGGCCGTGCGCGCCGCGTTGAGCGATGACGACACCCGGCCGCTCGCCGACCGCCTGACCGTGCAGTCGGCCCGGATCGTGCCCTACCGCATCCGCGCCACGCTGTACCTGGCGCCGGGGCCGGCGGCCGAGCCGATCCTGGCCGCGGCCGGCAAGCGGGCTGACACGTACCGCACCACGCGCCGGCGCATCGGCCGCGACATCAACCGCTCGGCCATCACGGCCGCTCTGCACGTCGAAGGCGTGGAGAAGGTGGTGCTGATCGAGCCCACCGAGGACCTCGCGCTCGATCTGACGCAGGCCGGCTATTGCACCGACGTGGACATCAAGAACGGGGGCACCAGTGAGTAGCGCACCGCTGCTGCCGCCCAATGCGACGCCGCTGGAGCGCCGCGCCGCGCAGACCGGCGCGCGCATCGAGCGCGTGCCGGTGCCGCTGCGCGACCTGTGGAATCCGGCCACCTGTCCGGCCGAGCTGCTGCCCTTCCTGGCCTGGTCGTTCTCCGTGGACCGCTGGAACCCGGCCTGGCCGATCGCCACCAAGCGCGCCGTGACGGCTGCCTCCTACTTCGTGCACCGCAAGAAAGGCACGATCGGCGCGCTGCGCCGCGCGGTGGAGCCGCTGGGCTTCCTGATCCGCGTGATCGAGTGGTGGCAGACCAACCCGCCCGGCCCGCGCGGGTCGTTCAGGCTGGAGGTCGGCGTCCGGCAGACCGGCATCGATGAGGCCATGTACGCCGAGCTGGAACGGCTCATCGATGACGCGAAACCCTGTTCCCGGCCGATGCTGGGCCTCCAGATCAGCCTGGAGACACACGGCACGCAAGCCACCAGCGCCGCCGCCTACCTGGGCGACGTGCTGACCGTCTACCCCTACGCCCCGCCCGACATCGTCGTGAGCGGCACCGCGCCGACTGCTGGCGCTTCTCACGACATCGACACCCTGACCGTTTCACAGTAGACCCATGCCCCAGACCTTCTTTATCGTTCCGACCGCCGCCGGCGACGCCAAGGACGCAAACGCCAAGGCGCTCGGCCAGGCACGCAAATACACGCACATCGCCGTGGGCGACGGTGGGGGCGCGTTGCCCACGCCAGACCGGGCCCGCACGGCCCTGGTCAACGAGCGCTACCGTGCCCAGATCAATGCGATCTGGCAGGACCAGACCAACCCCGGCCAGTTCGTGGCCGAGCTGGTGATCCCCGAGAGCGTGGGCGGCTGGTGGATTCGTGAGTTGGGTCTCATCGATGCGGACGGCACGCTGGCCTACTACGGCAATTGCCCCGAGACCTACAAGCCCCAGATGGCCGAAGGCTCGGGCCGAACGCAATCCATTCGCATGGTCGTGCTGTCGGCCACGGGCGCGGCTGTCGAGCTGAAGATCGATCCCGCGATCGTGCTGGCGACGCGGCAGTACGTGGATGACAAGGTTGCCGCCGAGCTGAACAAGCTGGACGGCAAACAGTCCGTGCGGGTTGCCACCACCGCGGCGATTGGGAAATACGGCCTGCAGACGATCGACGGCGTTGCGCTGGCGGCCGGCGACCGGGTGCTGGTGAAGGACCAGGCCGCCGCACCGGCGGAAAACGGCATCTACGTTGCGGCGGCCGGCATCTGGACCCGCGCGGCCGACGCCGACCAGGCGCTGGAGGTGACCCCCGGCATGCTGGTGCCGGTGGAGGAAGGCGCAGCCAATGGCGACTCCCTGTGGCAGCTCGCCACCAACGGCCCCATCACGATCGGCACCACGGGGCTCGCGTTCGAGCTGGTGGGCGGCAAGACGGGCGTGACGGCCGGCACGTACCGCAGCGTCACCGTCAACACGCGCGGCCAGGTCACCGGCGGCACGAACCCGACGACGCTTGCGGGCTACGGCATCACCGATGCCATCACGGCCGCACAGGGGCTGGCCGCCGGCATCGGCGCCGACCTGGCGACCACCAACAAGGCCGTGGGCGATCTGAATGCGCTGGTAACGCCCGGCGAGTACTACTACACCAGCGACAACACCAATGCGCCCAGCGGACACGGCGTGCTCAAGGTGTGGCGCGAGTCCGCGACGATGGTGTTCCAGCTGGTGCACTCATCGGATAACGAGGTGTTCACGCGCTACCGCGCCAGCAGCGGCACGTGGACCGCCTGGCGCCAGTTGGTGGGCCAGGCTGGGCTCATCACGTATTTCGCGCGCTCGACCGCGCCCAACGGGTGGCTCAAGGCGAACGGCGCGGCGGTCAGCCGCACGACCTATGCGGCCCTGTTCACCGAGATCGGGACCACGTTTGGTGCGGGTGATGGCGCCAACACGTTCAATCTGCCCGACCTGCGCGGCGAGTTCCTGCGTGGCTGGGATGACGGCCGCGGCGTGGATAGCGGCCGGGGCTTCGGCACGTGGCAATCCGGCTCGCCTGTCGTGCATGACGACGTGGGCGGCACTGCAAGCTTCAACATCGCGGCGCTTGGCGACGGCACCAACGTGGCCTGGTCGAGCATCGCCGATCCGTGGGTCGGAGCCTTCCCGCTCACGATGTATGACGCCTCGGCCGCGAGCTTCGTTGACGCCAACAACAAGGGCTTCATCAACATGAGCCGCCCGCGCAACGTCGCGTTCCTCCCCTGCATCAAATACTGACCTGACGCCATGACCGACACCGTCTACCACTACCATCCGACCACCGGCGAATACGCGGGCAGCTCGCCGGCGGACCACTCGCCGCTCGAATCGGGCGTCGTGCTCATTCCAGCGCATGCCACGACCCAGGCGCCGCCCGCCGCCAGCGCGCGCGAGGTGGCCGTGTTCAGCGACCGCAGCTGGAGCATCGAGGCCGATTGGCGCGGCGTCGCCTTGTTCTCCAAGGCTGACGGCTCCGCCATCACCATCGCCGACATCGGCACCACACCGGCGAACGTGAACGCCACCGAAACCGCACGGCCCAGCCCTGCGCACGTCTGGACAGCCGGGAAGTGGATCGAGGACGCCCAGCGGAAGGCCGCGCTGCTGGTGGCCCTGAAACAGCGCCTGTGCGACCAGCTCGACGCCGCAGCCGACGCGGTACGCCTAGCCGTGGTCGGCGATCCGCTGCGCGTGGTGGAGTACCAGCGCGCCGCCGAAGAAGCTCAGGCCTACCAGGCCGCCGGCTACGCGGGCGACGTGCCGCTGTCCGTCAAGAGCGCGGCCGATGCCAAGGGCGAGAGCGCCCGCCAGGCCGCCGACGACATCCTGGCGATGCACGCGGCGTGGAATGCCGCCCTGTACGACATCCGCGCCCGTCGCCTCGCTGGCAAGGAGGAGATCCGCAGCGGCGCTGCGGAGGAAGCCGCCCGCGCGGCAGCCGACCGGGCGATTGCCGGTGTACGCGGCGTGCTGACCGCCATGAGCGGGGCGCTGGCATGAGCCGCATTCAGCTTCTGTTCACCGCCACCAATGGCGCCCTGAGCTGGGCGATCCGGGCGTGCACCTGGTCGACATGGAGCCATGTTGGGCTGGTGGCCGGCGACCAGGTCATCGAATCGATGCCCGGGCACGGCGTGCGCCGCGTGCCGCTGGCCGGGGCCATCCAATGCGCGGACCGACACGAGCTGGTGACGATCCCCGCGCGCGACCCGGCGCGCATCATCGCGGCGGCGGCCGGCCAGATCGGCAAGCCCTACGACTACGAGGCCATCGTCGGCCTGAGCCTGCACCGCGACTGGCAGCAGGCCGATGCGTGGTTCTGTAGCGAGCTGGCGGCCTGGGCGTTCCACGCGGCCGGCGAACCGCTGTTCCGCGTGGACTGTGTGCGGCGCGTGACGCCGCAGCATCTGTGGATGCTCGCCCCATGTGACACACGCAGTGCGCAGGGTACGAGGGGTGGCTAGAATCGTTCCATCGCAACCGAAGGGAGGGGCTATGGCTGACGTAGTGGACGATTCGGAAGAGAAATCCAGGCGCAATCTTGTCACGCTGTCCAGCGCGGTACTGGCGACGACATACTTGCAACCCAAGCTGGCCGATAAGGGCAAGCTACTCGGATTCATCGACGCGGCGGACGTGAATCCCATTCGCGTGTGGACGCTCATCACAATCGCACTATGCTACTTCGCGTACCGGTATTGGTATTCGAGCGGGCGCGCCAAAACATGGAGCGAATGGGTTGCGCATCGCGATACTTTCGTGAAAAGCATGTTCGCAAAACGAATTGAACAGCATGGATTGAGATATTGGAAAACCGAAACTCCATCACACTTCATGAATTTCGAATCGATTTCGACACCCGTGGATCAAAGGACTTTAGCATTACGAGCGTCCTTGGACACGGAGGATTTCTCAATCAACCCAAAATCCACTTACCTCCATATATCCCTAACTGGCCCAATGAATACGACGATTGGCCATCTTACGTGCACCTTCAAATTGACCGACTGGAGGAGCAAAATTTTTCATAACTTTACCGTAGCAAGATCAGCTCTTCTTTGCAACGCCACGCACGAGCTTTTTATCCCATTTACTTTGTTTGGAATCGCCTTGGTCGTTTGCATAGCCGAACTGATACGCTTGTAATTCACTGCTTGTTGTACCCGTCAGAACCACAACAATAACCACCTGACATCCAAACGGCGGCACCGCATCCTTCCGGGACGATCCATTGTCGGACCATCCCGGAGGACTGCATGCCAACCGACTATCACCACGGCGTGCGCGTTGTTGAACTCAACGACGGCACACGCCCCATCCGCACCATCGAGACCGCCGTGGCCGGCATCGTCTGCACCGCCGACGACGCCGACGCGGCCGCCTTCCCGCTCGATACTCCCGTCCTGCTGACCAACCCGCAGGCCTCCATCGGCAAGGCTGGCGACAAAGGCACGCTCGCCCGCACGCTCGATGCCATCACCGACCAGACCAACCCGCTGACGGTCGTGGTGCGCGTCGCCGGCGGCGCTTCCGAAGCCGAGACCACGTCCAACCTGATCGGCACCACCACGGCGGCCGGCCGCTACACCGGCATGAAGGCGCTGCTGTCCGCTCGCAACCGCTTCGGCGTCGCGCCGCGCATCCTGGCCGTGCCGGGGCTCGACAGCCTGCCCGTGGGGACCGAGCTGGTGAGCATCGCGCAGAAGCTGCGCGCCTTCGCCTACCTCTCCGCTCATGGCTGCCAAACCAAGGAAGAGGCCACCGCCTACCGGAGCAACTTCGGCCAGCGCGAAGCGATGGTGATCTGGCCGGATTTCGTGGGCTGGGACACCGCCGCCAACGCCGAGACCACCCTGTGGGCCACGGCCCGCGCGGTCGGCCTGCGCGCCAAGATCGACAACGACACCGGCTGGCACAAAACGCTCTCCAACGTGGCCGTGAACGGTGTGACCGGCCTGTCGCGCGACGTGTTCTGGGACCTCCAGGACCCGGCAACTGATGCGGGTTACCTGAACGCGCACGAGGTCACCACGCTGACCCACAGGAACGGCTACCGCTTCTGGGGCTCACGCACGTGCAGCGCAGATCCGCTCTTCCCGTTCGAGAACTACACCCGTACGGCGCAGGTCCTGGCCGACACCATGGCCGAAGCGCATATGTGGGCTAACGACCTGCCAATGACGCCCACGCTAGTGAAGGACTTGGTGGACGGCCTCAACGCCAAGATGCGCAATCTGACGCGCAACGGCTACCTGCTGGGCGGCGCCGCCTGGGTCGATTTTGATGTCAACACCAAGGACACCCTGAAGGTCGGGCAGCTCGCCATCGACTACGACTACACGCCAGTGCCGCCGCTGGAAAACCTGATGTTCCGCCAGCGCATCACCGACCGCTACCTGATGCAGTTCGCCGAAGCCGTCAAGGCGGCTTGAGTTGCGCCCCACCACCTGACAAGGAACCAACATGGCCCTGCCATTGATACTCAAGCATTTCAATGTATTCGCGGACGGCCAGAGCCACGCCGGCGAATGCGAAGAAATCACCCTGCCCAAGCTCGTCCGCAAACTGGAAGAGTTCCGCGCCGGCGGAATGAACGGCGCGGTCAAGATCGACCTGGGCAATGAGGCGCTGGAGATGGAAACCACCTACGGCGGCCCGATGCGCGACATCCTCAAACAGTACGGCACCACCACCATCAACGGCGCGGCGATCCGCTTTGCTGGTGCGTACCAGCGCGAGGACACCGGGGCGATAGATGGGATCGAGATCGCGGTGCGCGGCCGACACGTCGACATCGACTTCGGCAGCAACAAGGCCGGAGCCAGAAGCCCGTTCAAGGTCAAGTCCTCGCTGTCCTACTACAAGATGACCGTCAACGACGAGGTGTGGTGCGAAATCGACCACATCAACTTCATCGAGATCATTTTCGGGGTTGATCGCCTGGCCGAGCAGCGCCGCGCCATCGGCCTCTAACCCGGGCGCCGCCCACCGCACCCGGGCGGGCCGACCTGCCCGCCCCCCTTCACCTCTTCATCGCTTTGACCACCATGGAAAAAAAAACCGCGACCATCACCCTGGACACCCCCATCACGCGCGGGGAACAGACCATCAAGAGCATCACAGTGCGCAAGCCGGGCGCCGGCGAGCTGCGCGGCGTGAGCCTGATGGACCTGATGCGCATGGACGTGACCGCCCTGCATACAGTGCTGCCGCGCATCACCACGCCGACGCTGACCACCGCCGACGTGAGCAAACTGGATCCGGCCGACCTGACCCAGCTGGCCGTCGAGGTGACCGGTTTTTTGCTGACGAAGGCGCAGCAGCTGGACACCTTCCCGACCGAGTCGAAGACGCCGCCGCCGACATCGGCGTGATTTTCTCTTTCCGCCTGGACGAGCTGTACGCCATGGGTATCGTGGAGCTGATGGAGTGGCGCGAGCGCGCGCGCGAACGTAGCGGGGCCGAGGAATGAGCGACGCCCGCCGCCTGCGCCTGGAGGTGGTGCTGGCCGCCGTGGACAAGGCCACGCGGCCGTTGCGCAACCTGATGGGCGCCCACAGCGACCTGGCCCGGGCCGTGAAGGCCACGCGCGCCCAGCTCAAGGACCTGGAGCGCACGCAGGCCGGCATCGACAGCTTCCGCAAGCTGTCCCGGGACGCGGCCATCACCAGCACCCAGCTGAAGACGGTGCGCGGGCGGGCCGACGAGCTGGCCCGCCAGCTGCGGGCGACCAGCGACCCATCGGCCGCGCTCACGAAGTCCTTCGAGGCCGCCAAACGCGAAGCACAGGCACTCAAGGCCCGGCAATCAGAATTGTCTGAAAAGCTGCACCAGGTGCGCGGGCGGCTGGCGGAGGCCGGCATCGGCACGCAGAACCTGGCGCAGCACCAGCGCGCACTGCGCAGCCGCATCGCCAGCACCAACGAGCAGCTGGAGACGCAGACGCAGCGCATGGCGGCCGTGACCGCGCAGCAGCGCCGCATGGCCGCCGCGCACCAGGCAGCGGACAAGGTGCGCGCGCGCGCCGGGAACGTGGCCGCCGCCGGCGCGGGCGCCACCGCGGCCGGCATGGCGGCCGGCGCCCCGTTGCTCAAGGGCTTGGGTGAAGCCAAGCACTACGACCTGGAGAAGCTGCGCATCGGCGCGCTGGGCCTGGGCGACCCGTCCACCAAAGACGCGTTGGCCTTCGCCGAGCAGATGAAGGCCTACGGTGTCAGCCAAGTTGAGAAGGCGGAGCTGATGCGCGACGCCTTGAGCGTGTTCGCGGACACGCATCACGCCGAGATGGTGATGCCGACGCTGGCCAAGATGAAGTTCGCCAATGCGGCCGTGTTCGGCCAGGCCGAAGGCGCGGAGAACGAACGCAAGTTCGTGGACATGTTGAAGGTGATCGAGCTGCGCGGCGGGCTGGCGAGCGAAGACGCGTTCAAGAAGCAGGCCGACATGGTGCAACAAGTCATCAGCGCGACCGGCGGGCGCGTGCAGGCCGGGGAATGGCTCCAGGTCATCAAGCGTGGTGGCCTGGCCGCCAAAGGCATGGATAGCGAGGCGTTTTACTACACGCTGGAGCCGCTGGTACAGGAGATGGACGGCGCCACCGTGGGCACCGCCATGATGAGCGCCTATCAGAACCTGTACCAAGGCAAGACCACCAAGCGGGCATTGCATAACCTGGACAAGTTCGGCCTGATCGCCGATCGCAGCAAGGTCCAGGAGGACAAGGCCGGCCAGGTCTCGTTCATGGACCCGGGCGCGCTCAAGGGCGCGGAGCTGTTCCGCAAAAACCAGTTCGCCTGGGTTGAACAGGTGCTGTTGCCGGCGCTGGCAGCCAAGGGCATCACCTCGCAAGCTCAGGTTCAGGACGCCATCGGCAGCATCCTGTCGAACCGCACCGCGTCCAACCTGATTTCGCAGATGGTCGTGCAGCGTGACCAGATCCACAAGAACATGCGACTAAACGCGGGCGCCGCCGGGATCGACCAGCTCGAAGCGAAGGCCAAAGGCACCGCGCAAGGCCAGGAGCTGGACACGCTGGCGAAGGTACACGACTTGGAGAAGGCGTTGGGCGAAAAGGTCTTGCCGCTGTACGCGCGCAGCCTGGAGCTGGTCACCCAGGCCGCCGTGAGCGTCACCGCGTTCATGCAGGACCACCCGACACTCGCCAAGGCCGCCGCCATCGCGGTCGGTGCGCTGGCGGCCTCGCTGCTGGTGCTGGGGCCGATCATGCTGGCCGTGGCGTCCGTGCTCGGACCCTACGCGATGCTGCACATCCTGTTCGCCAAGTTGGGCGTTACAGGCGGCGCGCTGTCGGGCGTACTGCGCGGCCTGGCGCTCGCCTTCAACGTGGTCATGCGTGCCGTGGCCGTGCTGGGCCGGGTGCTGCTGCTGAACCCCATTGGCCTGCTGGTGACGGCGATCGCCGTGGCGGCCTACCTGGTCTACCGGTACTGGGAGCCCATCAGCGGTTTCTTCTCCGGGCTCTGGCAACAGGTGAAGGCGGCCTTCGATGGCGGCATCACGGGCGTGTCCGCGCTGATCCTGAATTGGTCACCGGCCGGCCTGTTCTATGGCGCGCTCGCGCCGGTGTTGCAGTGGTTCGGGTTCGACGTGCCGGCCAAGTTCACCGAGTTCGGCGCCAACATCGTGCAGGGCCTGGCCAACGGCATCCGCAGCGCAATCGGCTGGGTCACAGACGCCGTTTCCAGCGTGGCAAGCGGCGCGATCGCGGCCTTCAAAGGCCTGCTGGGCATCCACTCGCCCAGCCGCGTCTTTGCCGAGCTGGGCGGGTTCACCATGGCCGGCCTGGGCGAAGGCCTCACGCGCGGCCAGGATGGGCCGCTGCAGGCCGTACAAACCGTGGCCGCCAGGCTGACCAGCATCGGCGCTGGCATCGCGATCGGCGCGGCGCCGGCCGTGGCGAGCCCGGTGCGCTTCGACACCCGGGCGCCGCTGGTCGGCGGCCCGGGTGCGGGCACCGCCGCGGCGCCGGCGCCGGCCGCGTCCATCACCATCGTCATCAACCCGCCGGCGGGGAGCGATGAACGGCTGATTGCGCGCCTGGTGGAAGACCGCTTGCGCCAGCTCGAAAACCAACGCGCGGCGCGTGGGCGCTCGCGCTTCACCGATACGGATTGACCATGATGATGGCGCTGGGGCTGTTCGTGTTCAGCCTGGACACGGCCCCCTACCAGGAGTTTCAACGCCAGGTTGGCTGGCGGCACCCGTCGAACAACCGCGTGGGCCGCCGGCCGGCCCGCCAGTTCACCGGGCAGGACGACGAGACGATTACGCTGTCCGGCAAGCTGCTGCCGGAGCTGACCGGCGGCGAGTGGACGCTGGCCGCGCTGGAGGCCATGGGAAACACAGGCGATGCGTACACGCTGATCGAGGGCACCGGCCACTACTACGGGCAGTTCGTCATCGAGAGCATGGACGTGAAGCGTACCTACTTCTTCCAGGACGGCGCGGCGCGCGCGGTCGATTTCACGATCAAGCTGGCGCGTGTCGATGATGACCTGGCGTCCAAGATCGCGACCTCCGCGACGAGGGCGCTGTCATGACGATCGAGATGCTTACCGGGGACGCGGAACCGAAGCCCGTCTACCGGCTGAAGGTCGGCGACAAGGACATCACCGACCGCTTCCAGGACCGATTGATTGGGCTGACGCTCACGGACAACCCGGGCTTCGAGGCGGACCAACTCGACATCGAGCTGGACGACAGCGACGGCCTGCTGGAGCTGCCAGCGAAAGGCGTGCGCCTGGCGCTGTCGATCGGCTGGGCGGATACCGGCGTGGTGAACAAAGGCACGTTCAAGGTGGACGAGCTGGAGCACACCGGCCCGCCGGATCGCCTCACGATCCGCGCGCGCAGTGCGGAGCTGGACGGCGGCCTCACCACCAGGCGGGACAACTCCTATGCCGGCAAGACGGTCGGCGCCATCGTGCAGTCCATCGCCCAGCGCAACAAGCTCACGTCCATGGTCAGCAAGAAGCTGGCCGGCAAGGTCATCGAGCACGTGGACCAGACGGGCGAGTCCGATGCCAATTTCCTCACGCGCCTGGCGCGCGATTTCGATGCGATCGCCACCGTGAAGAACGGGAAGCTGCTGTTCATCCCGGCCGGCGAGCCGACCAGCGGATCCGGCCTCGCCTTGCCCAAGGTCAGCATCACCCGCGCCGCCGGCGACACGCACACCTTCCTGGTTGCCGATCGGGAGAATTACAACGGCGTGAAGGCCTACTACCAGGACACCCGCACGGGCACGCGCGGCGAAGTGGTGGTCGACGCTTCCAACGCCGTCGTCACGAAAGAGAAGCAGGACGGCAAGGTCAAGAAGTTGAAGAAGAAGGCGGCGACGGTGGCCGCGCAGCCGAACCCGGACAACGCGCGCGTGCTGCGCCACACCTATGCGTCGAAGGCCAACGCCGAGCGCGCGGCGCGCGCCGAGTGGCGCAAGATTCAACGCGGCGTTGCCACCTTCACCATCACGCTCGCGCGCGGCCGGCCGGACCTGTTCCCCTCACTGCATGCGAGCGTGAGCGGGTGGAAGAAGGAGATCGACAACACGCAGTGGAGCGTGGGCAAGGTGACGCACAACCTGAACGATCGCGGTTATACAAGCGCGCTGGAGCTGGAGATCCAGCCGGAGAAGCTGGAAGAATTGGGTACGGCTGCCGGGTGACGGCCCGGGCGGGGCGCCGTGTTGTGGCGTGGGCATCGACAACAGGCTGCTGGTGCGTTGCGCGCGCGCCCAGGGCATCCTGGCGCCGTACCTGTGAGCGTCGGGCCGTCGCATGAACGGCCCGAGCGCGGAATGGGGAGCCTCGCAAGGGGCTGGCCGGCGGATACCGCCGGCCGCGGGAAGAAAGACGCGGCGACGTGGCAAGTGTTGGAGCACCCACCACGACCCGCTCCAGCAGATCGGACCTGCCAGACCGGCCAGGGCCGCGCCACCTCGCGAGGCGCCGGCATCCTAGCACAGCAGGAACAACAATCCATGCAGGACATCCGTTGCGGTGCATGCCACCGCAAACTCGGCGCAGGCGAATATCTGCGCCTCGCCATCAAATGCCCGCGCTGCGGGACGATGAATATCCTGAGGGCCGAGCGCCCCGCACCAGAGAGCCAGCGAGCTTCGTACAGTGGAGACCCCACCCATGAGCACGAACACTTGCGCCCACGCACAGCTCAATCACCTTCACCGTAGCAACGCCCTGGACGTGTTGCGCGGCCTGCCTGATGCATCCGTCGACATGCTGTTCACAGATCCGCCGTATTCGTCGGGCGGCTTGCATGCTGGCGCCCGCGCACAAGCGCCGCAGACGAAATACATTCACTCGGACGTGCGAACGCAGTACGCCACCTTCGGCCACGATAACAAGGATCAGCGTTCGTGGACGTTCTGGTGCATGACCTGGCTGGCCGAGGCCTACCGCGCGAGCAAGGACGGCGGCTACCTGGTGTGCTTCACCGACTGGCGGCAACTACCGAGCCTGACCGATGCTGTCCAGAGCGCGGGCTACATCTGGCGCGGCGTGGCCGTGTGGGACAAGACGCCCGGCCGCGCGCGGCCTCGCTCGGGCGGCTTCTCGGCGCAGGCCGAGTTCATGGTGTGGGCGACGAAGGGGGCGGTCCCTGCCAACAACAAGACGCATCTGCCAGGCGTGTTTGCTGAAAGGCTGGCACTCCCCAAGCGCCACATGACAGAGAAGCCAATGGGCCTCGCACGTGAGGTGGTGCGGCTGGTGCCGCCAGGTAGCGTGGTGTGCGACCCGTTTGCGGGATCGGGAACGTTCTTAGTGGCGGCCAAGGAAGCGGGTCACCGCTGGGTCGGCTGTGAGATGGAACCGACCTATCACGAAATCGCCGCTGCCCGTCTTGCCGAGACTCCCGCGCAAAGCTAGTCGGCCTCGCTCGCTTCCTACTTCGCCTAGGTGCCGGGCACCCAGTATGGATCACGGTGCTCTGCCGGATCGAGCACGCACTCGAAAGTAGCCGACTCGTAGGCTTGCATGATGGCGCCGACAGAGTACGTGTGGCCGTCCCATTCGCAGTCGGACAGCGGCACGTTTGCAAGCGTCCAACTCGTTATCAGCGCGGCAGCCACTGCGCTGGTGACCGAGGCCAGGGCAATCATCTTCCAACGCTGAGGAAACGCGGGCTGCTGGCGTTTGTTGCGCCGGCCCCGCGATTCGGTTGGGGGTGCTGCTGTGTCTCGAATGGTTCGCGGCGCGAGGAAGATCGTGGTTCCGTTGATGACCTTTTTGACTTCGCCGTGAAATTCAAAACGTGACTTCATACTTCTAGTTGGCGGCCCCTTTTTTTATTTTTAGCCGCTGGAGTGGAGACGCGCGGCACTCTACGCCCGCGCCCCACCGCGTACTAGCCCCACCCAAGGAGGGGCGGGGTCCGGGAACAAAGGCTAGCTGTCCTTGTCGCCACGCTTCTTCTTGCCGCTACCCGATTGAACCGTCTGGTGGCGGGTCTCGTGATAGTCGCCACTGATGTTCTTGACGTCGCCAACCGAGCCGTGGAACACCATCTCATTGCGCGTCTTCACCTTCTTGGCCGCTTTCGGCTGCATGCCACCGATTAGCGCCAACACACCCGCACGCCCTTGCGCATCGAGCTTGCGGTAACCCGCAAGCACCATCTCTTCCTCTGCCGGGAGCAAAGCTGGCGTGCGCTTCCCGAGTGCGATGTACAGAGCGTCCGCACCGGCGCGCGCCCACGCCGCGAGTGCAGCCAAATCGGGAACGCGCTCGCCGCGTAGGTAGTTGCTGTACGTACCAGCCGAAATGCTGCCGGCCTGCGCCATCGCGCCCTTGTTCAGACCAAGCCGCTCCCGCTCCTCTTCCAACCGCGCGCCGAAGTCTTCCACATTCATAAAATACCCTTGACGTTCTTTACATACGTAAAGATAATTGTGCTCACTTAACTCACACAAGTATATCGGCATGTCTATCGCAAAACCCCCGGTATCCCGCTCCCCGCGCGGCGTTCTGACCGAGCGCCCCATCGTGACGCGCCTGCTTCCGCATGAGCAGGTCGTGTTCGAAACAAAGGCGCTTGAACAGAACCGATCGCGCGCCAGCATGGCCCGCCTTCTGATCGTCAAGGGCATGGAAGCCTGTGGCTTCTCCGTTCCCAAATCCTCCCAGGGCTGACCTCCTGCACCCCAGCCATCGAACCCGCCGTCCCGGCACCCACGCGGAGGATCCTTCTCAATGAAACTCGTTTGCCCGCATTGCGACACCCGCATGCATATCCGCACCAGCCGCGCGGTATCACTGCTTTCGCGCGAGTTGTACGTCCAGTGTCCCAATGTGGTCTGTGCGTACACGTGCGTGGCCATCGTCTCGCAAGTCCGCATCGTCGCGCCGTCCATGATCCCCAATCCCCAGGCCTACCTCCCGGTCGGCCGGACCCGCCTGCTACCCACCAACCCGCGCCAGCTCGACTTGCTGACCGGCTGACGGCGTAGCCCCCTAACCCACTTCCCCTCGCGTTTGTTTTCGCGCCTTGCCCGGCGCGAGGGGGCTTTTTTTGCCTAAAAAAAGGAGCCACGCATGGCATTCATCAATACCTCGTTTAGCAAAGTCACCGGACTGAAGGTCGAGCCGGTGCAGTTCCACAAGCTGCCAGCCGATGGCGATGGAGCGGGATACGTCTTTGCCACGCAGATGCTTCGCGTGACGACTTGGGACGGCAGCAATATCAGCCTCCTGCTCCACATCGAGAACGGCTGCCAATCCCTCGCCACTGGTGAAGTCGTAACGTTTTGTGCGCGCCCTGCCGGAGCGGTCGCGTGATGCTCGCCCTCGTGAACCTCTGGATGCTGATGTCCGCCCTGGTATCGGTGGCGCTGATGAACTATGGCGCTCGCTCCCAGCGGTGGGGCGCGCTCGCCGGCTTGCTCGGGCAACCGGCCTGGCTGTACCTGACGCACGTAACCGGCGAGGCTGGGATGTTCACTGCCAGCCTGTTCTTCACGCTGTGCTACGGCCACGGCGTGTGGCTCGGCTTTTTCCACCGGAGCCACCGCTATGGATAGGCCCGACATCAGTGAAGCGGACGTGCGTTGGACCCATCGTTTTTTGCGCCTGGTCACGCCATACGACGCTATGCCGCCGGCGCTGCGCAGGGCCGTCGTGCTCGCCGCCGGAGCACTGGCTCCGCTGCGCCGGCGCCGCTCGAATCCACCCACCATCGACTTCAAGCGCCGCGCCGCCGGTGACCTGGACGACTGACCTTTACACCCGACAACAATGAAAACAACGATCGCCTTCAACATCGACACCAGCACCTTGCAAGGCTGCACCGACGACTACCTCGCCGCCCTCTGGTACATCGCGCAGACCAACCCCGCCACGAATGACAACCACGACGCCTGCGTCGCGGTGGAGCACACCGGCCGCGAAATCATCCGGCGTTGGATGCGTGGCGTCCCGGTTCCTCTCTGGAACATCCAGGGCGGCGACTACTACCACCAGCAGTTGATCCGCTTTGCACGCTGGAACGGCCAGGAGTGGGAGGCCGCGCAGTAACATGAA